ACAATCAACGACGATAGAGAGTATGTAGAAAGTGAATTCTCTACTTTCTGTAAAAACCAACAGCTTAAGAACGCTCTATTCTCTTCTGTAGACCTACTACAGTCCGGACAGTACGATAGCATTCGAAATCTAATCGACCAGGCTCTTAAAGCTGGCCAGGATAAGAACATAGGCCACGAATATATCAAAGATATCGAAACCCGATACAGAGAAGAAGATCGCTCACCTATACCTTCAGAGTGGGAGAAAGTAAATGAACTACTGATGGGTGGATTAGGATCAGGCGATTTCGGAATTATATTCGGAAATCCAGGCGGAGGAAAGAGCTGGTGTCTTATTTCGCTTGGGGCTGCTGCAGTCAAGCTAGGGTATAATGTCTTACACTATACGCTAGAATTAAGTGAATCTTACGTAGGAAAACGATATGATGCATGCTTCTCCGGCATACCCGTAGATAAGCTAGGTGAGAATAGAGCTGAGGTAGAGAAGTTAATCAATGGACTTCCAGGAAGTCTTATTGTAAAGGAGTATTCACCAGGAAAAGCCTCTATCAGCACTATTGAAGCCCATGTACAGAAGTGTATCGATCTTGGTACCAAGCCAGATTTAGTACTAATTGACTATGTAGATCTGCTGAAATCTAAGAGAAAATCCACAGAGAAGAAAGATGAGATTGATGACGTCTATACAGCCGCCAAGGGATTGGCAAGAGAGCTTAAAGTACCGGTATGGACTGTGTCGCAAGTTAATCGAGCAGGTGCTAAAGATGATATCATCGAAGGAGATAAGGCAGCAGGCTCGTATGATAAAATTATGATTGCAGACTTTGCAATGTCACTATCAAGAAAGCGCCAGGACAAGGTAAATGGCACCGGAAGGATACATATCATGAAGAATCGTTACGGGATGGATGGAATGTCCTTTGGTGCAACTATTGATACTGCAGTAGGCAGGATTAAGATCGATACTGATGAACTAGATGAGAGCACTCTTCCGCCGCCGACTTCTGGATCTAGCTCTACTTTTGGAGCATTTAACCAAAATGAGAGAGAGATGCTGAGTAAAAAGTTTTACGAACTGGGGGGAATTAGCTAGAATTTCGTATATTTATTACAAATACAGAGCTATGGGAATCTTAAACAAATATAACAGCAGTCAACTTTCTGCTAATATGGTTAGTGACGCCTCTAAAAGAGCTGAGAGCTATCAGAAAACTATCGTAAATGCAGGTAGCGTAATTACAAAACAAGTAACATCGCCTACCGCAGGCACTCAACTAGATCCTGTAGGTACCCCTAGTAAATACGAAGACCAGGTATTTAAGGAAACCCTTAAGTAATCTCGAAATCACATCATTAAATTTAACTCTAAGGTAACTTAGGGATAGGTAACTATTTTTTTCAAAATTAAAAAAGAACAGTAGAGCTATGGACGTTTCTCAAAGTATCCTATCGGATATCACCGTTTATATGAAGTATGCAAGATTTAATCAAAGCCTAGGTCGTCGAGAGACTTGGGAAGAGATTGTAACGCGAAATAAGCAAATGCATATAGATAAGTACCCAGACCTTAAAGAACAGGTAGAAGAAGCTTACACCTTGGTGTACGATAAGAAAGTATTGCCCTCGATGAGGTCTTTGCAGTTCGGAGGAGCGCCTATCGAATTAAATAACTCTAGAATATATAACTGCTCCTTCCTACCGATAGACGATTACAGATCATTCTCAGAAGCAATGTTCCTATTACTATCAGGCTGCGGAGTTGGATTCTCGGTACAGCAACATCACGTAGAGCAGCTCCCTGAGATTAAGATACCGACTAAAGCTAAGCGATATTTGATTGGAGATAGTATTGAGGGATGGGCTGATGCAGTTCGAGCTCTTTGTAAATCGTATTTCACCGGAAGCCCGTTACCGAAATTCGATTTTAGAGATATTCGTAAAAAAGGAGCATTGCTTATCACATCAGGAGGTAAAGCACCCGGACCCGATCCTTTAAAGGAATGTCTACATCAGATTCAGAGAATATTTGAGAGAAAGCAAACAGGAGATAAGCTAACCTCTCTAGAGTGCCACGATATTGTTTGCTTCCTAGCTGATGCAGTATTATCGGGAGGTATTCGTAGGGCAGCCTTGATATCGTTGTTTAATTTAGATGACGAAGATATGCTAACTTGTAAGTTTGGTAACTGGTGGGAAGAAAATCCGCAGAGAGGCCGTGCTAATAACTCAGCAGTTATCTTACGCCACAAAATTACAAAAGAGGAATTCGATAGGTTGTGGATGAAGATTAAGATGAGCGGTTCAGGAGAACCAGGTTTATACTTCTCTAACGATAAAGATTGGGGTACGAATCCATGCTGCGAAATTGCTCTTCGTCCTTATCAGTTCTGTAACTTATGTGAAGTAAATGTATCTGATATTGTAGATCAAGAAGATCTAAATGCTAGAGTAAGAGCAGCTTCCTTAATCGGAACCCTTCAAGCTGGGTATACAGACTTTCACTACCTTCGTGATATCTGGAAAAAGACAACAGAAAAAGAAGCCTTGCTAGGAATCGGAATGACAGGTATTGGATCAGGTGCATATACTAACTGCGATCTAAAAGCAGCAGCTGAAATAGCAAAGCAAACTAACGAAGCCATTGCAGCGCAGATTGGCATTAGTAAAGCAGCTAGAGTTACAACAGTTAAACCATCAGGTACATCCTCTCTAGTATTAGGGACATCTTCAGGCATTCATGCCTGGCACAATGACTACTACGTTCGTAGGATTAGAGTAGGAAAGAACGAAGCTATTTATACTCATCTTGCAATCCATCATCCCGAACTAGTAGAAGATGATTTCTTTAAACCAACAATCCAAGCTGTAATCTCTGTAGCTCAAAAAGCACCTGCAGGATCTATACTAAGAACAGAATCTGCTTTAGAGCTGCTAGAAAGAGTCAAGAAATTTAACGTAGAGTGGGTGAGGGAAGGGCATAGAAAAGGCCAGAATACGAACAATGTATCTGCAACAGTTTCGATAAAAGAACACGAATGGGAAGAAGTAGGAGAGTGGATGTGGAAATATAAAGAGACTTTTAATGGACTATCAGTACTGCCATACTTTGATCATACGTACGTACAAGCTCCTTTCGAAGATATTACAGAAGAGAAATTTAACGAACTCTCTCAACACTTGCATGGTATCGACCTGTCAAAAGTAGTGGAATTCGAGGATAATACAGATCTAGCAGACCAAGCTGCTTGTGCTGGAGGTGCTTGTGAAGTTATCTAAGTATGAAAGAATTTATACAAGACGTACATTACTACATAGAAGATACGCGAGTTATATTTACAGAGCAGTACCATATTGAAAGAGGAGAGTGCTGTGGCAATAAGTGTCGGCACTGTCCTTTTTACCCTAAGTATAAAAAGGGCAACAAAAAGTTGGCAAATCGAAAGAAGTAGATTATCTTTATAAAAAAACATATATAGTTATGATTTCACTTTATGATTATCTTGGCCGTGCAGCAGGACCTGCACTCGGCTTTGCAGTTGCTAAACATGCAAAACAGCTCAATGCTAAAGTAGGCATTCGAGAAGTATCTAACCCCAAGTACAAAGGTACTGTAAACCTCTATGAAAGACCTGTGCTAGAGTCCTTTTTTACAGAAGCTGCACACAGCGAAGTAATCCAACAAGACAAAATGTGGTATTTGGAAAAGCTTGCTAAGAAGTACAAGAACAAAAAAGCCACCAACGAATTGCCGTTCTAAGAAAACCCCCCGGTTATAGAGCTAATCGGTTAATAAAATAATACGCTCTACATTCTAACTTTTAATTTTATATGAACAAAAAACAAGCAGTATTAAGCCTGAGCGGAGGGCTTGACAGTAGTACATTACTACTTCATCTTCTTGCAAATGATTATCAAGTAACAGCTCTATCGTTCGACTACGGGCAAAAGCACCGTATTGAATTACAACGTGCACAGGAATTAATTGAGTACGTTAACGAAAAGCTTTTTATTGCAAAGCAACCCTTAGTACGCTATCAAGTAATTAGATTAGATGGACTATCCGATCTATTAAATTCTGCTTTAGTAACAGGAGGTAAGGAAGTACCTGAAGGACATTACGCTGAAGAGAACATGAAAGCAACTGTAGTACCGAACCGAAATAAAATCTTTAGCTCTATTATTCAATCTGTAGCTCTCTCTATTGCTACTAAAAATATTGGGGACGATTGTACAGTAGGTACACCGGTTGATATTGCAATGGGAATTCACAGCGGCGACCATAATATCTACCCTGATTGTAGGCAAGAATTTCGTGATATCGATATGGAAGCATTTAGATCTGGGAATTGGGATAGCGATTTAGTTAACTACTACACTCCTTACTTAGATACTGATAAGTTCGGTATCTTACAAGACGGGGTAGAGTGTTGCGAGCGACTAGGATTCGACTTTGATCAAGTATATGCTCGCACGAATACTTCTTACAAACCAATTCAATTGCAAACACCAGTAGGATCAAGGTGGTTTTCAGATTATAAATCTGCATCTTCGGTAGAACGTATTGAAGCCTTTATTAAATTAGGACGTAGAGACCCGGTAGCTTATGCCGACGAAACAGGACCAGCTAAATGGGAGAAAGCCAAGGCTCACGTTGAACAGGTATTAGCAGCACACCAAAATTAAAACTATGAGTATAAAAATCAGCCACGAAATACCCAAGCAGTTATTTCAATTCCACGATCTTATTAGCGATTACCCCTACGTACTAGGTCATTTGCTGAACAAAGATGAAGAGTATACAGATTTTTACAGAGAGAAGTTAAAGATAGCTCCTTTCTCGATACTAGATAACTCTGCTTTTGAATTAGGAGAATCTATACCGATGAAAGAGCTCTATGAATTAGGTAAGGAGTTTAATCCAACACACCTTGTACTGCCTGATAAGGTCAATGACTACAGACAAACAATAGAGAATGCTGTTAAGTACCTTAGCGAATATACCCAAGACGACTTAAATTATATTGGAGTATGTCAGGGAGAGACCTTTGATCAAATTGCCGACTGCATAGACTTCTACATGGATAAAGATGTCGATATTATTGCACTTCCATTTGATCTTGTACCAGATTCTGACTATCTTACAGTACGGTTTAGGTTCTTGAATTGGTGGTATGCAAATAGGTTTAACTATAAGCGTTCGGGTACATTTAAGTTCCATTTACTTGGATGTCAGAACCCAGTCGAGTTCCAGCTCTTTAAATACCATCAAGACCATATCGTGAGGTATATTCATTCCCTGGATACTAGCTCTCCTATTGTTAATGGATGGACCGGTAATGAACTAGGAGAGAACGGATTGACAGTACCTAAGCCAACAGCTAAGCTAGCAGATAACCTAGACATACATCTTAACCTCCAGCAATTAGATCTAATTTTTAAAAACGTAAAAACCTTCCGCAGTTATGTCACAAAGTAAAATGAATGAAGCAGCCTCTAGGTCTCTTGGTTCAGCCAACTCCTATGCTGTCTATACAACAGAGTTTGATCCCTCTCAACTAAATCCTATGCCCCGTGCAGCAGCAAGAGAAGATTGGGGTATTAAAGGCGATGAATTTACAGGGTACGATGTATGGCATTGCCATGAAGCTACCTTCTTGCTTAACAATGGACTGCCTATCGCAGGTACATTAAAAGTAATCTGCCCGGCTAATTCAGAGTTTATGGTAGAATCTAAATCCTTTAAGCTATATCTGAATACATTTGATATGTGTAAGATGGGCGAAACTATTGGTGAAGCTATCTACGGCTACGAAGAGCAGGTGAAGAAAGATATTAGCGAGTGTATTGGAGCTAATGTAGAAGTTAAGTTCTTTGCATCTGGTGAAGATACCTTATCTGAAGGAGATCCAGCAACAGGGTATATAGATTTATTTAATGCAGTCCCCCAGTACAGGCTCGGAGAGATGGCCGTTACGGATTATTACGGCAAAGATTTTTATAGCATTGTAGACTCAGAAACAGGAGTAGCAGGTACCTTTAAGTACTACACAAATGTATTGAGATCAAGATGTAGGCATACAAAGCAAAAAGATACCGGTACTGCTTTCTTTGAAATCAAAACCAAGCGAGGTAGGGTAAATCCTGAAGAGCTACTAAAATTAGTTGTATCTTTGAGAGAGGTAAATGAGTTTCATGAATTCTGTGCAGAGAAGTTTTATACTGAAATAATGAAGAATCCTCTTGTAGAAGAGTGCTGTGTAATGTTACTTTATGCAAGAAGAGGATCTTTAGATATCTGCCCAGTACGAGCCACCAGGCACGGACAAATACCAAAGACGCTGATGTCGAAATTTTACTATACTAAAAAAACTCAGGGACAGTAGATTTAATGTCTCCTCTCCTGTTTAGCATAAAAGAGCCTATTTATTATAAAGATAGGTATGTACATATACAAGATAGTAGACATAAATACAGGTAGAGTATATATAGGTAAAACTGAAGGTTCTTGTAAAAAGAGACAGGTTCAACACTGGAATTTATTAAAGAAAGGTAAGCATCATAACGTACAGTTACAAAGAGTATATAATAAAGATCCCAGTAGATTAGTTTTTGAAATAGTAGAAAAAGATATCTCAGATCGAAAACAGTTAGATTTACTAGAGATCTATTATATACAGCAACTAGGTAGCTTAAATATGACAAAAGGTGGAGATGGAGGTGATACGATAACAAACCATCCAGATAGGGAAAGTATTGTTAAGAAAATACGAGCTGCTAGCAAACAGTTACCAGGAGTAGATAACTGGAACTATAAGCCAGTACCAAAAAAGTTAGAAGATCAGATTATGTTATTGTGGCAAAGTCTATCTCCCCCCTCTATCGAAGAGATCTCGAAGCTGACACAGCTAACTCGACACCTGGTTAGGAGAACTCTCACAGACAACAGCATTAATATACCGTCTAGAATTGAAACACAAAAAGCTCTAATAAGAGCTGGCAAGCTTATACCTAATAGGAGAGGAATCTTTACGGAAGAACAAAAGGATGCTATAGTTAAGATGTACGTTGAGAGCTGGATCTCTTGCAGCAGTATAGGAAAAGTTTTTGGACTTAAAGGTGAATCTGCTATATTAAGAGTGCTTAAAGAGCGAGAAGTAAAATTGAGATCTCGCTCGGAGTGGACAACATACAATAATTTAAACCGATCTAAAAATGGACACTAAACATAGAACATTTAACCAACTTAACTGGGTAGTCTACATATCTCAATCCGGACAAGAAGTATACGATATCTGCACACAGCTAGGTGCAGTACCTAAGCTCCTGGTAACTAATAATTCTCGCAAGCTCAGAGAAGATGTTGCTCAATTCCTAAGAGATAATGGGTGCGAGCTAAGATCTATACCGTTTAATCCTTTATTAGAACACTATCTCCAAGAGGATATCCTGAGCAGTAATATGATAACGCTTCATGGATATCTACGAATCCTCCCAGGCGAATTCATTCAGAGATATAGTCCTAAGAAGATCTATAACGGACATCCTGGATTGATTACGCATTACCCAGAACTCAAGAGTAAAGACCCTCAAATTAGAGCATGGGAGGGTGAATATCCGTACCTGGGATCGGTAGTTCACGAAGTTACGGAAGGGGTTGACGAGGGAGAGGTGATAAGGTTTTCAATGGTACCTAATCAAGAGGATTCACTAGATGGAGTCTATCAGCAACTGCGACATACTTCGCTAGATGCATGGATAAAGTTTTTAAAGAGAAGGTTGCTGAAGTTGGAGTCTTGCTAATAAGACACTATCTTTAATTTATGAAAATACTACTTGGAAGCCATGGCGTGGGCAAAAGTACGCTATTGAGAAAAGTACAAGAGAAGTATCCAGATTACTATGTAACTGATGGCTTCTCTCGTCCAGTATTTAAGATTAGTAAGTTACTAGATTTCTCAGAACAAGAAAAGCAGGTCGTTATTAACCAGCTGAGTATGTGGGCTTATCAGAACTATCTCAATCATAAAAATGTAATATCTACACGAAGCATTATCGACTGCATTATCTATACACAGATCTTACATCCTAAAATGTATGTAGCTGAAATGCTAGATCTTTTTGAAGAGACGAAGAATCAAGTAGAATACTTCTTCTATATTCCTATTGAGTTTAGCTTTATCTATGACCCTGAAAGGCTTAACGAAGAACTACAGAAGAAGATCGATGTATTATTTCAAGAGTTTATTAAGAGCTATGTACCGGCCGATAAGCTCATTACGATTACAGGTACAGTAGAAGAAAGATTAGAAACGATTTCAAAATACCTATAACACCCCTATCATTATTCACGGATACGGACTATTTATATAAAATACACGTATTATGAAAAGCTACAGGCGTATATGGATACAGGCAAATGGGCCAATACCTAAAGATGAAAAAGGAAGGTCTTATGAGATACACCACATTAACGGTAACCGTGCTGACAACAGATTACAGAACCTGCAATGTATACCAATAGAAGAACATTACAAGATACATTTACAGCAAGGAGATTACGGAGCAGCTTTTAGAATAGCTCAGAGACTGGATATACCTGCTGACATAAAATCTGAATTAATGAGAAAGTCTAATAAACTACGGCTAGAGAAAGGTACACATAGTTTTCTAAGGGACGATGTAAGAAAGAAATCGCAAGCTACTATAGTAGATAACATTAAGCAAGGTAAGCACGGGCTACAAAATAAAGCAACTCAAGATAAAGCTATTCAAGCAAAGAGAGGAAAGTTTACACATGCAGATTTATCCGAGCATGTTAAAACCGGTTGGGAGAGTTGGAAGAGGCAAAATGGAGATCCTAAGCAAAGAACATTGCAGGGAAGTAAAGCAGGAGCAGAAAAAACAAAAGGTACTAAATGGTACCATAAAGCAGACGGAACCCACCTACGTACTACTGTAGATGATCCAAGAATCGCAGCAGAAGGATGGATACCAGGAAGATTTAACGGGAAAGAGTTGTCTAAGAACGCAAATTATTATAAATTAAATAAAAAACAGTAAAATTATGTTTCAATCAAGTAAATTATTTGATGGGTACTCTACGATTTTCCGCCAGTGGAAAGCCGAGGGTACCCATTGTTAGCAAATTTATTCATGGCTACGGCATATCCT